ATCTACTCCACTTGGGAACAATACACCTGTTTCTACATCAATAGGTGTTTCTTGATCAGGGTCTGTGATGTTGTAGAACTTACCATTCTTATACACCAATGTATCAAAGCCCATCTCATCGATGATCCCTGTTTCTTTATCTCTAGTATAGAATGTAAACGGATCACGTTCAGCATCAGCTTTATCTTGTGTCTCTTGCTTCTGCTTTTCGATTTCTTCATTGAGAAGAGCATCTAATTTTCCCTGCAAGTAAACATATGTTTCGACCTTCTCTGACGCACCGCCTCGGAAATCTGAATCGCTCTTGTTTTCAACAAGCATCATTGTAGCTCGGATATCGCCTTGGCTGTTCAAAGGCTTATCTGCAATATACTCATCAAACTCAAAGTAAGAATTATCCTTAACATTCTTAAGATAGTCTTCTTCCCAAAGCTTTAGATATGTTTTTTGATCAGGAGTAAGGTCATAGTTCTCCGCTAGGGTCTCAGCTTTCCAGCTACGGAACTGACGTAGGCCATCTTCGGTATATTCAAACCCGCTAAGTACACCTGTAAGATCGATCTTCTTTTTCTTAGTAGCGGTTTTAACTGTACCCGGAGGTGCTTCACCTAGAGTACCTGTCTCGATACCTTCGATCACTTTATCTAGCTGAGCATTTGTTACTAGGTTCACGCCGTTCTTATCTTTCTTACGGAAACCTTCCCAAATGCTACGCATTGTAGAGCGCTGCTCTGCCTTAGTCTTTGCGCCCTTTAGACGATCTTGAGCATACCATAAGAACAAATCGTTCTGCGTATTCTCATCGAACAATGTCTCATCAGTAATGTTAAGCTCTTCAAAGCCGCCATTATCTTTAATGTACTTCAGAGTAGATCCGATAAACTGATACTGCCCCATAGGAGTAGAGCTAAGGCCTCTTTGCGCAGCCTCAGTATCTGGGTCATCTCGGTTAGAGAGATGTTGCTAAAGGCACTATTCTGAGCTTGGTTAAATAGCGCATTATATCCACCTGCACCTGACTCAAAGTCGGTAAAGATCCCGTTAGGATCAATAGCAGATAGGAAATAGTTCTTCTCTGGCGGGGCTTGTATGTCGATACGACCATCTGCAGATAGCTCTTCGAAGCGCGCTGTGGCGTTACCTACATTGCCCTCATAATCTTTAAGCATCTGGAACGCATAAGCTACACCGCTTGGGTTCTTAGGATCGTCAGGGAATTGCTCTGCCCAAAGACGCGCGGCTGCAGATTTTAAACGCTTGTCTTCCGCGTCTTTCTCTTTCTGCTCCGCTAATAGATCAGTCTGCTTATCTAGCGCATCTGTGTAGTATTTAGAGAAACTTGCGCTAAAGGATGCCGCGAAAGAGTCCATAGCGCTGGGTGCGTAGCTGAGCTCACCAGATTTAATTTGCCGTTGTACATCACGCCAACCCATCTTCAGTCTCCATCTCTTCTTCTGTTTCTTCTGCCATGCCGAGCATACGAAGCTGCTCATCTTCAGGCGCTTCAGTAGTATCTTCTAATGGAGTTTGGGACATAAACCCGCCGCCGGATACTTGTAGTGGTTCCACGGCTACAGGCTCATCCTCTTCTCCAGCATCTACAATTCCCATAGACATCTTAAGCTGCGTAGGTGTGTAGATGATCTCATCAGAGGGTTGATCTCCCATCTCGTACTTAAGACCATTCTTTTTAGCAAAGATCTCGATATGTCGAGCAAGTGGACCTGCAGCTAGGATAGCCATGTCGATATGGATCCTACCCTTAGATATGCTCTGTAGTAGTAGCGCGGTAACAATACCTGAGATAGGAACCTCTAAGTCTAGCATCGAGTACACGATACTAACACCTGTCGGCTTCTCTAGGTTGCTAAGTAGGTGGTCTACTGCATCATTTAGGTTTTCAAAATCCGCTGGACGGTGCCAAGGATAGTTACGTGTATCTGCCGTATAGTTCTCGCCGGGAATTGGCGCATCAATTACTGTCATCGTCTACATCCCCCAGACCGAGCTCTTTTTCAATATCGTCGAAGAACTCTGGCGTGTACCGTAGCTCCTCTTCCATGTTTTCTTCTACGGCTCGGGGAAGTTCCCCAGCGCGGAAAGCTTTAATGCTTCGTTTTACTGCATCGTCAAATTTCATTGGATGGCCTCGTAGTTAACCATTAAGTATCCGTGATCACCTTCCACCACTGCATTAGGATGTGTCTCTTGGATCTCTTGCGCGATAACACCGATTGGTGGGTAATTATCCATACCAAGCTCTTTAGCTTTATCGTTCCACTGCCATGTGTACATTTTCACGCCAGAGGGTAGAGTATCGAAGTATTTAATATCGTTCTTTAGTCGCTTATCTGATGCCATGATGGTCTTAACAGCAACCGCCGAAGCAACATCTCCTAAGAAGCCAAATAGGCCACCGCCGCCACTCGAACTCGCCTGAGCACCGATCTGAGCACGTAAGATATCTACATCACGCTGAGCTTCGTTCTCAGAGGATTTCCATAGATAGTCTAGCATACTGTCCACACGATCCCAGATCTGGTTCTGTGCTTCCTGTGTGATATTCAGCATGTTCTTAACGTCTGTCGCGCTAGCCTCGAACAGCATCTTAGTGTTCTCTAGCTCAACAGTCTGGCGCCATTTTGCGTTAGCCGTATCAATCTGGTACTGCATATTTGAGTAGAATTTCTGGCGACTGTCTTCCATTGTTGCATTGAATTCAGCAATATCGTTGATCTCGCCAGTATTGAACTTACGCATAGCGTTCATCTGCTCAGCGTTAAAGATCTCTACGTTAGTAGAAAGCTGATCATAGAACTTAGTGAAATCATTCTGTGTTTCTGCAGTGAACAAGCGCTGCGCGTTGATCGATTGCTGATCTTCAAATAGAGCCTGTACGCGCGCCTGTGCATCAATAACTGCAGACTGTTGCTCATTAGATAGATTAGAGAGATCCATCTGTAGGAAAGCTTTAGCATTAGTGACTGCAGCATTCTCTCGAGCAGTAAGGTTAGCTGTATCAAACTGCGCTAGAACTGTAGCCTTGTTAATCACCTGTTGTTGGCGATTATTCAAGTTCTGCATAGTAACAGTCTGGAAGAAGTTTGCTTCTTTCTCAGCAATACCGATTGTAGCTTCCATGATAGCCTGAGACATAGCCGCCGTAGCTGCAGTCCCGGTCATACCTTTAAAGGTCATTGTGCGAGACAATTCTCTAGCGATAGGCGCAGCCCATGTAGGGATACGTGGTTGTCCGTCTGGGCCTACAAACTGTTTTGATAGAATGTCTATCTGACCTTGGATTGTAGCCTTGCTATCAATGTAGTTACCTTCACCTAGCGCCTGAGCAGCAAGCTTACCAGATACTGATGACGTATCTAGAATGGTAGATATAGACTGAAGAGCAACATCGTTTAGAGCACCACCAGTATAGTTGATCGAACCATCAGCATTCATGCCAGTAGCAGAACCCTGCATATCGATCTGGATCTCATCAGCGTCTACTAGGTTGTCTGCATCGATCTCGCCAGTAGCCGTATCCACAGAATAGATCTCGTCTGAGATACGATCTGTGACAGTAGATGCATTATATGTTGCTGCGTTTGTCTGATTAGGTGCAGTTGCATCTGCTACAACACCGACTGTTTGAGCATTCACATTAACGCTATCCCCCAAGGCGTACCGAGGATCACTAGGATCCAGAGCAACACCTTCGGCATTTGCGCGTAAGAGAGTTAGCCCATCTTGCAAAGTCATACCGCGATCAGCTAAGAATTTCTGTGGGTCTGCTATAATTGCCTGAGCATCCTCATTGGACTGTACTAGACCTACGTCCTTAGCCATCTGGAGCAGAGTTTCCGCATCCATAGGCTGACTCTCTTCCTCTGATTCACCTTCCCCGGATCCATCTCCTGAAGTCTGAGAAGCGCCATTACCGGGATCATCGTCGGGGGGAGGTGTTTCATTCTCAGGATAATCTAAGCCTAGATCATTCTTCGCAGTGTTACTAATCTTATCCAGAAAAGAACTGTCATTAGATCCATCGTCGCCTGTCTGCTTAACATAGTCTTCGTTAGTGCCGCTGTAGAACTGGTCACCAGACCCACCTTTACCACCGCCATCGAACATATCGCTGATTGCGTCACCGATAGTACCGTCATCCGAGCCAAAGCCGAAAATCTTACCCATCTAATTTGTCCTTTTCCTGCTCACATGTTCGAATGCGATCTCGAAGCTTTGCGTAGTCCATTATTGCCATAGGCGTAGTGGTAAACTCTGGAGGCAGAGCTTCCATCTCATCAGCTAGTGACGTAGTAAAATCTTCGGAGTAAGTTATCATCGGGGGGCAATAGACCTCTAATTGGGTTCTATAGACCGTCCCGGCGCAACCGCTTAATAAAGCTGTCGCGATCACTGGTAGAAGGATCGTCTTCATGCTCTGCCATTGCCTTGTAAAAATCGTTGGTTTTTTCTTTTGTCTTAAGATCATCTCTTAGGACTTTATTCCGCTCAGCCGCCTTACCCTTAACGCGACCCATGATATAAATAATCGGCAGAGCTAAAGCTAAGGTCGCAATGATCATATCTTTAATTCTGCCGAATATCATAAACATTAGTGGATACCTTCCTTGTGGTCCTTAAATCGAGCGTATGCTGCTAGAGCGATTCCACCGATTGCACATAGTAAGAAGATTGTTTTCATGCTCTCTGAGTAAGGAACTAGAGCTTCGATCTGTGGTGTGATCTCTCCGAGAGCAGTAGCTGCGCCAGCAATACCTGCACCTGCCATTGTCTTAGACTGTGCTAGAGGCTTGGTTGCCGCTGCCTGTGGTTTCTGAGGCATCTCTGGGCCACCGGGATCGCTAGGTAGTTTAGCATCTCGGCTAAAGATTGCAGCCTCTGCAGCGCGTCTACGAGTAAGTCCGTTAAGTACTTGTAGCTTTCCGTTTACTCGAGCTTTGTTCCATCGCATTAGCTGCTCAGGTACTTCGTCGTATCGTCCCTGATTGAGTAACTTGAGAGCCGTGCTACTCTTAAAGTTAGCTTCGCCCAAGTTGAATACCCATGAGCTCAGAGCATCGAACTGTCCCTGTGTAAGCGGGACGTTCACGTTGCGGTAAATGGCTTTGTTATGATCTTGGATATCTTTGACCAGTAGAGCTTCCGCTTCGTCCTTGGTGATCTTCATTCCTGAGCGAACACCGCGTACTGAGCCATATCCAATTGTCCATTTTCCAGCCGGACAACGGTAGGCCGAAACCATACCGTCTTCCTGTACTTTATGTAGGCCTTCGAACTTTTTGATTAGTTCGATACCTTCTTTAGAAGTTTGTGTGGGGTGCATTATCCTATTGTCCGAAAGTAAGGATCACCCTGCCCCATAAGTCCTGAACGTACAGCGGCTGGGCGATTAGCTAGAATTTGGGGAGATAGATCCCCGGTTGCTGTTCCCCCGCCTGTGTACCCTAGACGATCCATAGCACCGAATAGTTGGTTCATATTGATCGCGCTCTGGTAAGGCGACCATTCTGATCGAATGAGTTAGCTAGCTTGCCATATTGATCTCGGATGCTTGCGTCCAAGTTATTGCCTTGTGTGGCTAGTACCTGACGAATAACGTCTAAGCGCTGCATAACATCTTGCTGCGCATTTTGCTCATCAGGCGTACGTGGCTCAATACCCGCCGAGATATTCTCTAGAGTTTGACCAAAATCTTTAGTCATTCCGGCTTGCTGTTGAGCAACATCCTGAGTGGCTTGTGCGTTGTTAGTTACTGCAGCTTCGATATTAGCACGATCTCGAGAGGCTACATCGTTAGCATTAGCCATGTCTTCGCGTACAATACCAAACCCACCAGTAACCATATCCTGTAGCTCAGCCCGTGACTGATTTGCTAGAGTAGTATTATCATCATAGGTGTTACGGAAATCATTAAAGGTTGTCTGTAGACCGCCCACGTTATCCATAATGTTAGCCTGTCCCTCAGATAGACCGCCATAGTAGGTGTCTTGGCGAGAGCTCATATCGTCTAAGAAGCTTTGTAGGTTAGCTTGCCCACCTAGGATATTAGAGGATGCTGTATCTAGAGCTTCGCCCTGAGCAGTGAACCCGGTGTTGATAGCGTTCTGAGTATCGGCAAATCCTGTGTTTACTGCAGTACCTAAGTTATCAAACCCTGTGGTAGCTGTTGTAGAAAGATCTGCAATGTTACCTTGAAGGTTTTGTTGTCCCTCAGTGATATCATTAAAGCTGTTGTTCATATTAGCAAAGCCCTGATCGACAGATCCCTGCACACCGCTACCAATACGGTTCTCAATACCAGATGTATCGACTGTCTGCGAAACCACTGTGGTCTGTGGGATAGCAGCAATATCTGCACGAATATCAGCCTGACCAGATTTAAGACCTGCCTGATTATCCATCATAGTGCCTTGGTTGGTTTTAATCTCTTCACCAACCACTGCAGCCTCTGCCGCTCTAGCATCAGTATTAGCGTTTACTGCCTCTGTACCCGCCTGAACACTGGCATCTACTTGCTCTGCAGATGCGCCATCACCGCCTTTAAAAACGATAAGCCCACTGGCTCTAGGATTTAGATACCGAAATAGGCCGATTGGGTCTAAAGTTTTCATTTAAATCTCCTGAGAATAGACGTAGTACTGGGTTTTAAACTCATTACCCTGCCTACTTTTTAGAGAGCGTAGTTTGCGTTCCCATCCCTTGCGCCCCCAAACTCTTAGCGAACTGCAGCCGTTCTGTTTGGCAAAGTCTTCAAGGCAGTGAAACTGATCTCTCATATTGGTTACGGTCTGATTGACCGCTGTTAAACAAAGTATCTGAAGTGCTTTGTAATCTGGATATACTGAGACTTGTGTAACTGTTACGCAGCCTAGTTTATCGTCTTTATCAACCGTCACCCATATCTGCATTAGGTTGTCGATTGCTTTTGGATATGCGGCTCTAGTGTAGGCCAGTACTTTAGTACGTTTTGATGGGTGAGGACGAATGACCGAAACTCAGTGGTTTCTTCTGTCATAAGTGCCTAAATTCGTTGAGAAATTGTGATTTAGAGTATAGCACTTATGGGGTTAGCTTGCAAGTGGTTTTAGCCAACCCTTTTCATTAAACACCATCCATTACCCGCCAACGCACCTGTCGGGACTGTACCCGCTGCGGCAACTGTCTCCCCTGCATGAATAACGTCATGTGGAACGAACGCAGAGTGATAATTAGAAGTACTGTTAGGGTTACTAAATGAGGAAAAGCTAAACTTAGATGAAGCTCCAACGTAACTTGAGCCTCCCCCTGCACAGCCTGCTGTACCATTGTCACCTGTACCCCCGCCTGAGTACCCGCCGCCGCCAGAGTATCCACCCCAACCGCCGATACCGCCACCGCCGAAACCGCCTTGGCTCGGACCGTTAAATGGATGGTCGTTTGATGCTGTCGGCCATGTGCTTGTGCTATTAGCGGCGTAAGATTGTAGGCCGCTTATGTTGCTTTGACTAAGTGTCCAGTTTTGATTCGTTGTGTCTATAGAGGAAAGAACTTGTCCTGAGAAAATTGCCCTGAAAAAGGTTTGGTTAGTAACAGTACCATCATACGGGTTAATGTAAACAGAACCTTGGTATCCACCCATAGCGCCAGAAGCCAAAGCATATGCGTTTGTGACACTAAACTCTGGGGTGCGAGTATCCAAATAATAAAGTCCCAGTGGAGAACCATTTAGACCTGCACCACCTTGCGCCCTATCTCCGGCAGTTTGGTTACTACTTAGAGTGCTACTAGCGTTATTACTGCTACCTCCCGGGTTGCCATTAGAGCCGCCAAATGAACCTGCCGAATTACCTGCCGCACCAGAGGTAGAATAATTTGATTTAGAAAAACTGGCAGTGGCCTGTGGCCCAGAACCACCTGCACCACCTGCAACTGCATAATTTGTACTAGAGCCACTGGTAGCGTTCCAATATATAGCGGTAGCCCCACCTCCGGGACAACTTGTGTCGTTTGTGTTTGAAGGTAACCCTGCATGACCGACTTGAACAGTTATTGTATCTCCCGCCGCTAATGTAGCAGTGACCTTTAATGCCCCCGGGGATTGGTCTTGCTTGTTACTCATTGCGTTAGGAGCCTGAGAAAACTCGGTGACCAACCTGTCGAATAAGTTTGCGCTACCCATTGCTCCTGTAGCAAATCTGTCAGAGTTATTGGCAATGTCTACAAATCGCATAGAACCTGACCATCCACCTACTAATTCAAACTCATAGTCTCCAGATTCTGGAACATAAAAGACTTGGAAACCATTTCTTGTCTGGTTTAGGTAGTTGCCCATAACTTCTGGGCTGTAATAATTGCTGTAGAAGTCATCGGTCATTGCCTTGTTAGGACCAAGCGCACCGAACATCCTTGCGGAAGTAAAGGCCAACGTATCGCCCACTTGCATAAATCGACCCCCGCCCTTACCTCGACCAAAGCCCCTAACAGACCCACCGCCAAGTGTGCCTAGCATGGCTCCTATTATGCAAACTGTGTCTGTGAAGCCAAAACTGTGAATGTAGCAGCCGCTGTTTTGATGATGGTGAATGTGTAGACATCGATACCAGAAGCATTACCGCCAGTAGGTGCGCTACCGCCCTGCCACTTTGGTGTGACCGCAGTACCGTCTACGGTAAACGAATTTAGGTAGTATGCCGTTGAGCCTTGCTGCATTAGAATAGCTGCAGTCATGCTATCACCAACAGACATAATAGCGTCTAACCCGTTAGAGGCGTTACCCCGAAAGTTGATAGTCCGATTGGCGGTTTGATCTACATTAAAGAAATATACTGCACTATCATCTATAAATCTAAATTGTATTCCACCAGTAGTAGTGCTGTCGATTGTTACTGCTTCTTTAATTGAGTCTAATTTCAAAGTAGAATCTAGGCTCATATGCTTGCCAGTATTTGAATACTGGAAGTTAACCCCTGCACCGTCAATCGTAATACCCGCACCGTTAGCATCTGCAGGGGTGGCGGCACCATCAGCAATAGTTATGTTGGTGTCAGCTACGTTTAGTGTCGCACTGTTGATCGTTGTGGTAGTGCCTGAGACAGTTAGGTTGCCTGAAAGCGTTAGATCAGTACCTGTAACTGCGCCTGTGAATGTGGCACCTGCTAGTGGCGCATAGTTAGCACCTTGTGCAGCAACGGCAGCTACTTGCGTAGTACCTTCGGCCTGTACTGCAGCAATCTGCGTATCACCTTCTGAGATAATGCTAGAAACAGTATCGGCTACGTTTAGTGCCTCTACGGTTTTACCCAAAAAGACTAGGTCTTTAGGATCGGTTGTGGATGCAGCTAAAGACTGCAGAAGTGTTGTAATCAGCTTGGTTAACATTGAAGTCTGATGATGATGCTTCCCCAGAGACTTCGGCTAGGGATATTTTTTCGTCCCGTAATAGGTCGGCGAGTAATCTTGCTTTGCTCATGGTGTGGGTTCCTTATGCTAGACTACTTTTGAGTAGTTTACCCGTTCAGTAGTAGAGTTAGGTGTAGTTCCCCCACTTCTGGTCAAAGTGAAATTGTTGGAACTTTGATCTGTGAAAATGTCACTTTCGGTGCTTCCTTGAAAACACAGAAGTTTTGTACCTGTAGTTACTGTACTTAACTCAGTAGGTACGTTGAAATTTGAAGTATATACAGACTGCCCATGAGTAATTTTGAGATCAAAAATCTGCCCGTTTAATTCGTAGTCATTTAAATAAGCCCCCCCGCCGATCTGTGTATTTTTGCCAGTGTATAAGGCAGGGAAAGTAGAGGTTGTTCCTATAAGAACTCCATCTAAAAATAATCTGTGGTTAGTGCCATCCCAATTAAAGCAGGTATGATACCAAACATGGTTCTCAATATTGGATGATGTCTGAAGTCCGTTAACTGTACTTCCATCAACCCGAACTACCAAAGACCTATTTTGGAAGCCGTACAGTAATCTGCCCGATACGCTAACATCATACTGGTCAATAATCAGGCCCATGTCATTAGAAGAAACATTGTAGTCACCCGACCTGACCCAACAGGTAACTTCCCATGAACTCTGGGAGTCATCTAGAAGACCTGTGCCACCATTCTCTACAGTAACCCAAGAATTACCATTAAAATTAGCAGACCTTGTTGTTGAAGAAATATCACCAAAGAAGGTAGTGGCATCATAATCAGTATTTACGTCTGTAGAAGGGAAAGCCCTATTGTCACCCCAGATAATACGCACAGCACCATGCGCACCGCCTCTGTAGCCGTTACCTGCGCCACCGCCGTAAACACCACCACCTCTACGGGCTACGTTGGGGGAAGCATCGTTAGAAAATCCGTTACTACCGTCACCACCGCCAGAGCCGCCACCACCTTCAACACCGGGAAAAGGCTCTGTGTTACCATTATGTCCACCTGTGCCGCCTGTGCCGTTTGACCCTGCGCCATAC